GGAGCGCACACCAGCGCGCGTATGCGCGGAGGGCTTCTGTCGCATCTGCGATCCACAGATACTCGCGGCGCATAGCGCAGGCTTTATTGCGCCCCTGTATAACCTGCCCTGACAACACGACGCGACCCACTACAGGGCTAATCGCGAATGACAGTGCATCGCAAGCCGATGTGCTGCCATGAAACCCCCATTTGCACAGCTCTATGGGGGCTTCTACGCTGTAAATATGCACAAACCCGAACTCCCCGCCGTGGGCCAAAAAATGCCAGGCTTCGATGGCTTTGCTCATGCTGCATCCCCTGACGTAAACCGCTCCATGTTATCCCTCACGCGGCGCATGGTCGCCTCAAGGTCCAGCGCCTTCGCGCGCTCGAGCACGACTGCGCGGCCCTCGACATCCCAGCTCATCCGCAGGCCGTACTCCTGTGCCAGCCTGTGCAGCAACGCGAGCGGTACATCATCGGGCAGGTGTACAGTGGTCATGGGTTACCCTCTTCGCGTCCACAATCTTCTGAGAAAATATCGATACCGACACCGCTCGCGAAGCCACCTTGCCTGGTTTCCCGCATCACCTGCCGCAAGGCATCCCTGTCCTGCGGACGCTCCAGGCGGCACCGCAAGCAAGGCGCATTGAGCGGACAGTGGCTACCTGACGCCTCTGCGTAACGCCCTGCGTAGCGACAGTCCAGCTTTGCGCGCTCGCGCTCCAGGGCGTCGACGTAGTCCAGCAGGTGCTGTAGATGGCTGGCATCTACCGTGACTTTCGGCAGCCCTACCTGCATACCGGTGCGGCTCCGCGCGTCTTCCAACGCCCGCCGGAGCTGCTCATGGCTCATTGTCATTCTCCTTCTCGTACATGCTCGCCAGCGTGCCGCGCAATGCCAGCGCGTAGCCCTTCACATTCCAGTCGTCCGGACGCGCTTCCGCGAGCTGCTCCAAGGTTTGGGTGATCTGTTCCAGGGTTTTCAGCGCCGCTGCGTCGGCGCTGGGCGGTCTCGGGGCCTTGCTCTCGCGCTCGTTGCGGCGCAAAAAATCCCGCGCTTTTGCGCCCGCCCGCCGCATCGCATCCCATGCGCGGCCAACGGCCAGCGAGGATTCGTCCTTTTCTGTATCGTGCGTAAACCTGTACATCTCTTCTTTGCTAGCCAATTCAGCCAGCAGCGTCTCTGCGTACGCCGCACGACGCCGCGTTTCCCGCAATCGGTCGCACACCCAGTGGTGGTGCGGCTTGCAGTGTGCGCGGATCAGCGCGATGGCGTTGTTGAGCACTGCATAGTCGTACGTTTCCAGCCATTCCTGGTATTCGCACCACTCGCGCTCTTCTTGCGAAGAAGAACTCATGCCAGCCACCCCAGCGCCCGCGCTGTGGCGTACAGCATCACCGCCACCGCCGCCAGCTCGGCGGCGTTTCGCAGCCAGTATTCTGCGACTTTCTTCTCATATCTGTTCATCGATTTGCTCCACGGCACGCTCGGCCTTACGGCGCGCCCCTTCCATTCGCACGTCTCGCACTGCCTACGTAGGCTGCCGTGCTCGCAGTCACGTTCACTCATCGCTACCGTCCTCCTGTAGTGCCTTACGCAATTGCCGCGCGCCCACCCGGCGACCGTCCGGCGCATACCATAATGCGGCCGGGCCGCAAGCGTCGGAGGACCAGCCCTGCGTGCGTGCCAGGTAGTAATCGCACCAGCTACCCCCGACCCGTGAGTGCTCCCGGGCGATGTCGTAAAAGCCGCATTCGCATGGGCGGATTGGCCCATCCATTATCCTGCGCCCCCGGTTGTGTGCCGGCCTCCTGTTCGGTCAGCCACAAGCGCAGCGCACCTCCGCGCTCGTGATAAGGCCATATTGCACAGTCCGATACAGCGCCAGCGCCTGGTCTCCCGTTGCGCGCATAATGAGATCGCGCAGTGCGTCTTCGCGCTCGGGGATGAGTTTATAGCGCGCAGCCCGATACAGCGCCAGCGCCTGGTCTCCCGTTGCGCGCATAATGAGATCGCGCAGTGCGTCTTCGCGCTCGGGGATGAAATTGTAATACGCAGCCAAGAGTAGGGCGCCTGCCCGATCACCCGATGCGGTCATTAGCAGATGCAGTGCCTCCTGGACCTTTTGGTGCTTATGTAGCCATGCGATGGCGTCGGGCCAACAGCCGTCCGCGTCAACCGACGGCGCCGGCAGCTCAGGCCACCGCCCCGCGACCTCGTCACAGAACCACTCCCATGTCGGATACGACGGAATATAGAGCGAGTCAGACATTTATTACCCCTCCTTTGTCCCGGTTGTTTAGTTGTGCTATCACTGACCAGCAGCCAAATTGGTATTGGCATCTGGTTGACTACTTATATAGTATACCAAAACTATATGTAATTAACAACGTTTAATTAACCGTGAGGATCTGCAACCGCAGTGGGTTGCCGCAGCATTAGGGGTTGTATTGCCAACTCAATGCCGCCGAACAAAGGGATATAGATGTACATAGACATGAGTTTGTAGTTCCCAGGCTTCCGGTAAGTTCTAAACCTAGGTTTATACCGACCTGCTTTTGGTTTGAGCCAGTATACAGCCCACCGCCAAGTAATTGAGTTTGGCGGGTGGTAACTAGCTAGCATTGCACAGCTTTTACTGCTCTCTCCATTACAATGTACCCAGCTAAACCCAAAGGATAGGCCGCTGCTAAAATATATCTGTGTGCTTAGTCTATCTTTATGTACCCGCATGGAATAATCCTTAAGCCGCCGCAGTATCCTTAACAAGGATTTTGCCCCCACAATACGGGCAAAACCTGCAATTATTTTCTTTTGGATCCCCGTTTATGAACACCCACACGTTGCCGCACGTGGTTTGCCAGCCATCGCTACAACCATCGTTATATGCTGTGTCTGTCCAGGTGCACTCCTTACTATTCAGTAGGCCCAGCCGGCTGGATATGTCGGCGTATGCATTCACCCGCGCCCGCTTATCGACCATGTGCTCTTTATCCGGGTTATACCCAAAACCAAACTCATGGTTAAGCATGGCTACAATAGCCCACAGGTCATTGATTTCATTATGTATTAACTCTTTATTCGTGCTGTCGCTGCGCCGCACCGGGTTTTTCTCTGATAAACCAAACTGGGCGGCTTTTAGCGCAGCTTTAGCCACCTCGTTGCACTCCTCCGCCAGTTTAATCAACAGTAGTTGCAATCTTTGCACGTGCCAGCTCCTCTATAATGCGCAATATACGCAGTTGTTCACAAAATAACGTATATAAGGACACACCTAAATATATGCAGCAGTTAGACATCTACAGATGCACCCGCCCCGGCGCTGACCGACTACCCCAAGCTAGTCCCCTCCCCGGGTGCCACACACCACAGGTTTTGCATAGGTACCCCAGGAGCTGCTGCGCCTCATATATTTGGCCATCTATCGTGTATGTGCGTGGTTGTACATACTTATACAGGTTAGTCCCATCACACTCCACGCACCTTGGCACAAGCCGGCGGTAATCAATTCTCATAATTGGTGGACAGAAGATTTATGTGTTTACCTGTTTACTACCCCTTATATTATACATATAATAACCGTGTTGTGTAGTGATGGGTTGGTAGCTCAAATTGGCAGAGCGCCGTCCTTTTAAGTCGGGCGATGGGGGTTCGAGTCCCTCCCAACCCACCAATACAGTGGTAAAATAGGTGCTTTGGCGAGTAGCTCAGCGGTAGTAGCAGGCGCCTGTTAAGCGCCCGGTCGTAGGTTCGATCCCTACCTCGCCAGCCATATTTATGCAGTAAGGAGCTGTCGTCTATTGGTAAGGACACAAGGCTTTCAACCTTGTAATGGCGGGTTCGATTCCCCCCAGCTCCGCCACGCTCTTTAACAATTTGTATGCCCAAGAGGCCCGTAGCTCAGGGGTAGAGCACCTCTCTTACAAAGAGGAAGTCGTCGGTTCGACTCCGGCCGGGCCTACCAAGTACAACACCCCCGTAGCTCAGCCAGGAATGAGAGCGGCCGGCTACGAACCGGTTGGTCGGAGGTTCAAATCCTTCCGGGGGTGCCATACCTGTGGCGGTAGCTTAAAAGTAAAGCCCTCGGCTGTGACCCGAGAGGTTGTAGGTGCAAGACCTACCCGTCACCCCACCCTAGGGTTGATGTAATGGAAACATGCTGAACTCCAAATCCAGTCATGGGGGTTCGAATCCCTCACCCTAGGCCATATTGGGCCGGTAGTCTAAACGGAAAGGCACCAAGCTTCTAACTTGGCCATATGGGGGTTCGAGTCCCTCCCGGCCCGCAAATAGCACCACGGTCAGGTAGCTCAGCCCGGTAGAGCGGCTGCTTGAAGCGCAGCGCGGCGCAGGTTCAACTCCTGCCCTGACCACACGCGGCGGTAGCTTAGGTGGCGAAAGCACTTGCCTGTCACGCAAGGAGACGTGGGTTCAACCCCCACCCGTCGCGCCAAACACCGGATCCGTTGGCCGAAACAGTTAGGCAGCCGGCTGCAACCCGGTTTATGCTGGTGCGAATCCAGCACGGATCTCCATTAAACTCTGTTTTTGGGCCTGTAGCTTAACTCGGGAAAGCACCCGCCTTGCAAGCGTGTAGATGCCGGTTCAACCCCGGCCAGGTCCACCAAATTGTGAATTGGGGTGAAGCATAAGTAGTATATGCACGGCTCTTATAAAGCCGAGATAGTGGGTGCGAGTCCCACCACCCCGACCGGAGGGTTGGCAGAGTCTGGCTTATTGCTCTTGTCTTGAAAACAAGCGGCCCCTAACCGGGTCCGGGGGTTCGAATCCCTCACCCTCCTCCATTTGTTTTATTAGGCCGGTAGCTCAACGGGCTAGAGCGACTGACTTTGAATCAGTAGGTTGCGGGTTCGAGCCCTGCCCGGCCTTCCACTGCGGCTATAGTACAATTTGGTAGTATGGTTGATTGCCAGTCATCAGATGTGAGTTCGAATCCCACTAGCCGCACCACCACGCCGAGGTGGCGGAATTATGGTATACGCGCTGGTCTCAAGTACCAGTTAATGTGGGTTCGAATCCCACCCTCGGCACCATTTGCTATGTTAAGTGCACTGTTTACTATGCCTGGTTTGGGGCTTGCTTATTAAAGGGGGGCTTGATTGTATTAAATAAAATGCCCAGGTAGCCCAATTGGTAGAGGCGGTTGGCTTAGACCCAACATGTTGGGGGTTCGAATCCCTCCCTGGGTACCATACATTAGCAACGTAGCTCAGTCTGGTAGAGCAGCGCCCTGATATGGCGTTGGTCGGAGGTTCGAGCCCTCCCGTTGCTACCAAATACAGGAAGGTTGGCAGAGTGGTAATGCAGCGGGTTGCTAACCCGTAAGACCGGTAACGGTCTCGTAGGTTCGAGTCCTACACCTTCCACCAACCGTCACCGCAGAGGGGGTGATGCCCCAACGGCTGGGGGGTAGTCTGTAAAACTACCTAACCATCAACTAGGTTCGACTCCTAGCACCCCCACCACTCTATTGTTAGTATGACCCCTGTTGTAACCCCCCGCTGATTAGAGATGGGTAGAAAAACAAAAGGCGCCAAAGCCGCCGTCATGCGGCCACAATACCAACAGCAAACAGTGCCGAGCCGCCGCCCTAGGCGGGACAATCGGCGTGATGTGCACGTTAGCTTAGACCGGCTAAAGGCTAGTGTTAATGCTGGGGAGTTAAAAGAGGACGCAGACGAGCTTTGGTCCTATGATTTATATGAGTAGTGGTGCGGCTGGTAGGATTCGAACCTACACTCAGGTGGGCTTAAACCACCCGCCTCTACCAATTGGGCTACAGCCGCTAGGGTTGGTGCCGAGGGAGGGACTCGAACCCCCATCTTTCAACTTACAAGGATGACGCTTTTCCAATTAAGCGACCTCGGCCGCTATACTTTTGGTAGCGGGGCTAGGAATCGAACCTAGACCTCCATGGTTATGAGCCATGTGCTCTGCCATTAAGCTACCCCGCTAATTTTGTTAGGTGCGATTGGCAAGACTGCCGGAGTCTTGTCAACCGCGTGATCTCCACTTCGGACACGCCCTCGCGGGCCAGCAACTTATCAAATTTGCCTGCACACTTGCGCCAATGCCGGGCTTGCTTGGCTGTTTTGTTCCGCTCCCGCCGCCCGCTGCTCGCGTATACGGTGCAATATGTTTTATTGCGCCCGTATTTACGGTTCTTTTTACCTTTCTCGGCCATCGACAGTATTCCACACCTTGGTGCCCCTATTAAATTGGTCTGGACGGCAGGATTTGAACCTACGGCCCCTTGGTCCCAAGCCAAGCGCTCTGCCAGACTGAGCTACGTCCAGGACAAGCATAATTGTACCATATATACAGTTGTGCGCAACATAAAAACGTGAGGTTGCAAATGATTAGATAGTGTGGCTTACTAAGCTAAAGCTCTGTCACTCAAAGGTATTCCGGTATGCCGAATGTTAAGATTGTCAGCGATACAAAGTTTAGAGAGGCGCTTAAGTCCAATAATACAGATGGACTTGGCCTCCGCAAGGGCTTTACCTGTGATATAGTGCGTGCTATTGACGTAGAGCGTCGCATTGTCGATTTTGTTATCAGCACAGACGCTGTAGACCGTATGGGTGATACAGTCAGTGTGGAGGGTTGGGACTTAAAGGCGTACAAGAAAAACCCGGTTGTGTTGTTTGGCCATGACCATCGCTCCCCACCTATTGCTAAATCCCTTAGCGTAGAGGTTACCGACACGGGCAAAAACAAGAGCAGGCTGGCGTTGGTGTCGCGCGCAGAGTTTATGTCACAGGATATTAGCCCATTTGCCTTCTCCATATTCCAGATGTATGTAGAGGGGTTTATGAAGGCTACCTCTGTGGGCTTTATCCCAAAGGAGTTTGAGTTTGCCGCAGACCAGGATAAACGCCCGTTTGGCATAGACTTCCACAAACAAGAGCTTATTGAGTACAGTGCCGTGCCTGTGCCCGCCAACCCAGAGGCTTTGGTGGACGCGCGAAGCAAGGGTATAGACACGCTACCTATGGTGAAGTGGGCGGAGCAGGTGTTGGACGAATACGAGGCACATGAGGGCAGCGGTCTAGTGCTACCACGTAAGACTGTGGAGCAATTGCGGAAGCATGCTGACCCACGGTCCCGCAAGGTTTTTAAGATTAGTCAAGACATGCAGCGCCAACTCGCGAGGGAAAACCTAAAGAGGATTGAAGCGCAGGTCGAGGAGTTGGAAATGAGAGAGTCTGAGCTAAATAAAGAGAAGACTGTTATCACGTGGAATGCAGCCCACCCAAATGGTACTGCAAAAGCGCCGGCTAGCGAGGTGTGGCTAGGCCATGGAAACAGTATTAGTGCAGATGATCTGTTGGTTATGGCCGCGTTCCGAAATGACAAACCGAGAGACGCCCTGACGCTCGACGACTTTAAATGCGTGCACCATAAGGCAGACCATAATCACACTGTGGTTTTTGATGCTGTAGTTATGTGCGCTGCAACATTACCGTTACTTAGTGTGTCAGATGAGGAGCTACGCGGTATCCAGAGCCACCTTGGAGACCATTACAGTGAGTACGATGAAACGGCGCCGTGGGAAGCAAACAGTGAGGTATGGGACCAGTACGTTGCAGCGGTTAGAGCTGGTGATGCTGGCGAAATTAGTAGTGTTTTTTCTGTTTTGTTTGGACAAGTACTGCCAGAAACAGACCCGTTGGAGCTACTTGGTATTGACGAGCCTGTTGACCTTGGCACGGTCGAGGATGATTCGGCTGGTATTGAAACCAAACAAAATACAGCCGAAGTAGAAGGTGACGCAGATGTTGAGGTGGGGGGTGCGGATATCGTAGAATTGGAAGTCGAAGATGATGTTGTCGAGTCAGAAACGGATGATGCCGGTAGTGAAGATGGCAGCGGTGACGTTGATGATAGCGATGACGAGTTTATGTCTGATGATGACGAAGACTATGATGAAGATTTTGGTATCACGGAGCTGACTGTAGAGGAGGTGGCCGGTGTGCTGGTTGCGTTTATGGACGACGTTATTGATATGACAGAAGCCGGTCTTATCGACTTTGAGGACCTCAAGGCTAGTCACGCTAACCGTCGCCTGTTGCGAACTGTAGCAGATAATGCAAATACACTTGCAAAAATGTTGGAAAAGACCTTTGTAAATGACGGGGTTGCAACCGATGACGAAGTTGACATAGACTTTAGCGAAACGGAGCGAGATGCTTCAGACGATGGTGACGATGGCTTTGTCGATGATGACATCGTCAAAATGGTTGATGAGGATTTGCCTGCTATTATTGAGGCCACCCTCAAAGAGCATTTGAGAAAATTAACTGGTAAAGTTGATTAACGCACAAATAGTGCCGCCTCTCTCCATAAGGCTAGGGGCAGTTAGTCAGAGGTAAAAACCATGTCAAAGATGAGTCGCGAAGACCTCGCGAATATGATTAAGGAGGCGGCAACTGCGGCTGTTGAAAGTGCAGTTTCTCCGCTCCGTGAGCAGCAAACTAATTGGATGAACTCCGTCCGTAGCAGCTCAGATAGACCCGTTGAGGTAGATCCTTCTGACCAGGGTATTGGTGCAGCGCGTATTGTGCGTGCCCTCGCCGCCGGTAAAGGCGACCCAGGCCGTGCTGCCCGTTGGGCAGAGAACGCTGCCAATGCAGTGTGGAAGGACGAGCTTGGTCACCGTATTTGCAAGTCCCTGCAGGCGGGGGACCTGACAGCCGGCGGCTTTTTGGTAGAGCCGGAGTTTGCAAGTGGTATTATCGCCTTCTTGTACAACCGCGCCGTCGTGCGTCGCGCCGGCCCACAAGTGCTGCCTATGAATAGTGGCTCGCTGACACTGCCTAAACACACCGGCAGCGCAACAGCCAGCTACACGGGCGAATCACAAGCTATAAGCAAGTCTGAGCCATCTGGCGGCCAAATCGTTTTGACCGCTAAGAAACTGACGGCGCTTGTGCCTGTCAGCAACGACTTGCTGAAGTTTGATGCCGGTGATGCAGCCGACCGTTGGGTACGCAATGACCTTGTGCGCCGGATTGCGGTGCGTGAGGACGCGGCGTTTTTGCGCGATGATGGCACAGAAAACAAGCCAAAAGGCTTGCGTTACTGGGCCGCTAGCGGCAACGTGACTGCCTCTGCAGGTACAACATCTGCTAACGTTGAGAGCGACATCGAAGACCTTATCAACGGTCTTGAGCTCAACAATGTCAGCACAGAGCGTGCCGTGCTGTTTATGAACCCACGCAGTAAGAACTACTTGGTTAACCTGCGTGATAGTAGTAGCGGTGAGCTTATCTTCCCCGAGATTCGCGGTGCCGCACCCAGAATCTTTGATATCCCGGTGTTTGTGACAAACAACATCCCACGTAACCTTGGTGGTGGTGGTAATGAGTCTGAGGTTTACTTTGTAAACATGGAAGACGCCATCATCGCTGAGGCCGGTGGCCTGTCTATTGAGGTAGACGCCTCAGCCAGCTACACCGATGGTGGTAGTCTGGTGTCTGCTTTTGAGCGTGATGAGACATTAGTGCGTGCTGTGACTCACCACGACTTTGCGGTAGCACACGAAGAGGCCGTTGCTATCAAGACTGGCGTAACGTGGGGCGCGTAAGCGTAGTTAGCTGAGTTGGGTTTGTGGCGGGTCCGCCCGCCACCTACCGCTTAAGTGAATGAGGTAATACAGAAATGACTTACAATCAGAGAGACATCGGCGCACGCATTGTTACAAAGAATGCGTTTAATCCGGTGACGCTGAACTCAAGCTCCACTGCTGAGAACAATGTTGAGCAAACTGGTGTAACAATTGACCGTAAGAGTACTACACCGGGTACCCAACTGTTTTTGAGCGGTAAGGTGAGCATCCCGGTCAGCTACTCACTGGGCGCTACGCGCACGGTAACGTTTACCAGCAATATTGAGCATAGTAGCGCATCAAGTGCTGGTTGGGCGGATGCTACAGACAAGGATGGGAACGCAACAGTAACCAAGGTATTTGGTACAACAAGCTCTACTGCTGCGCAAACAGGCAACGACGTAGTTGAGTATGACGTTGACCTGGGCAAGCTGAAGCAGTATGTGCGTGTTATGCTGAAAGCTAACTTCAGTCAAAGCACTACCGCATCTGGCTCTGATGATGCCGATGTGGGTGGTGTGTTGATTTTGGGTGGCTCTGACGTAACACCGTCCGCCTTGTCGTAACACCAGTAAGTAATACCACCTGGGGGTAGTAATACCCTCAGGTGTTGCCTAAAGGGAGACCCTGTGGGCGTACAACTTAATACGACTTCTGGCAGGGAGCGGACATGTCCTCCTGCACCTCCTACGCCCGCACTCCGCTCCCTGCCTTTTTATTTCCTAAACAGAAGGAGTAGCGAGTAATGGCGGACCATAAAAAGGTGGCGCTTGTGGGCAGCGCCTCGAGTAGTCTTGGACAGACCCCATGGGACGATGAGTCTTTCGAGATTTGGGGATTGGCGTGGCGTGCTGATTTGACGCGGGTTACACGAGTTTTTGATATGCACACCATGGATGAAGCCCGCCTCTCTGGTGGCAAGGTGCCACCAAACTACTTCAACCACCTCAATGCTTTTACTTGTCCGGTGTATTTGTTAGAGCGGTTGGATACAGTGCCTAACAGCATGCGGTACCCCATAGAGGATGTTATTGAGTTCTTGAGCAAATACGATAAATACGCGGATGGGGACTATTTTGTCTCTTCCATCGCCTATATGTTAGCCCTGGCTATGTATGAGGGGTTTGAAGAGATACATTTATATGGCATTGATTTAATTGACAAAGATGAATATGCCCACCAACGCCCCAATGCCGAGTACCTTATTGGGCTTGCCCGTGGTATGGGCATCAGTGTTTTTATCCCCGAACAGTCTGCCCTGCTAAAACACACCCACCGGTACGGGTATGAACCCAATGTGCAGGAGGGTATAATCACAATAGAGCTGCTTGAGCACCGCAAGAAACAGTACAAACAGCGCATGGAACGGGCGTTGGCAGAGGCACACACATGTGATGGTGCTATGCAGGAGTGTGATGGGTTAATGGTTGTACTTAGACACCACCAGAGAGGTCATAAGATAAATGAACCAAGTAGTGCGGTTTAAGCGGTCAATGTCACCTTACAACACCGGCGACATTGCCGGATTCCCGGCACATGTGGCCCAGGTCCTCATAGGTAATGGGTATGCGGAACCGACTGAGGGCAGCGATTACACTGGTATGGGATGGTTTAAGCTGCGCGCTATTGTGAAACAGCAATATGGCGTAGAACCAAAGGACAAAAAGGAGGCGTTGGCTTTAATGAGACAGCACTCCCTTGAACCGCCCATCAACTAACCGGAGAATCACTGATGGCCGAGCTGTTGGTACGCAATGTCGATAACCACCACCCCGATCCACGCACCGATGAGCGTGCCACGTACAAGCGTGGCGACATCGTTTTCGTGGCGCAGGATGGACACGAGTGGGGCCGCATGGAGGGGCCGCCCCGATTCCGCGTAGTGAAAATGCCCGGCGTGGCCGTCGAGGACGCGCAATACCTGCGCATGAAAAGTATCGAGACGATGCAGCACCTTGTACCCGGTGCGCTCCGCCGCAACGCAAAAAAC